ACCGGCGTTCGCGTTGGCCCAGAAGGTGCCAATGCAACCCCAGGTTCAACGCTGTTCCTAGTTGGCACCGCTGAACGCGGACCCATCAATCGCGCTCGCGCAGTCGTGAGCATGGGTCAGTTTGAGGGCATCTACGGTGGCTACTCAAGCTCAAATACACTGCACGACAGTGTTCGCACTTTCTTTGAAGAGGGTGGCAGTCGTTGCTACGTTGCTCGGGTTCTTGGCTCATCGCCAGCCGCCTCAACGATCACCCTTGTCAACTCTGATTCGCCAACGCCTCTCGTCATCATCACCCTAACCGCTGCTAACCCCGGCGTATGGGGAGATGACCTTTCCGTAGACACGGTAACCGCTGGTGGAGCATTGACGATTACGGTTTCGTATCGTGGTTCTACTGTTTTTGAAGGTGGCCCGTTCTACAACGAAACTCTTGGCAACGGAAGCACGAAGTACGCAGTTCAGTTTGCAGTGGAAGCCATTAACGGCAGCGCTGCACTATCGGAACTGCTTGTTGCATCCTTGACTACCGCCAATGTGGCTGAAGACATCGTTGACGACACATACGACCTTACCAGTGGTTCAAATGGCGGTTCAGTAACGGCAGCAACTGCTGTTGCTGGGTTGGCACTTTTTGATTACGACTTTGGTCCAGGCGCAGTAGCAGCTCCGAGCTTTGCTACCTCTACCACTTGGGCCGGACTTCGCGATCACGCCGTAGCCAACCGACGTATTGCTCTTTGCGCATCGGCAATTTCTGCCGATGCGGCTACCGCAATCGGCGACGCTGATGGCTACTACGGCGATGATGAGCAAACTCGCACCGAGGGTTCTTACATGGCTTTCTACTGGCCATGGGTGAAGGTTCCTGACGGCTTTGGCGGAACTCGGGCGCAGTCGCCAGAGGCTTTCGTTGCCGCTGCTCGCGCACGTGCGCTTCGGGCAAATGGGCCATGGCGCGCAGGCGCTGGCAACATTTCAACGGCTCGGTACGTAAAGGATCTGTATGCGCCTGTCGTTCGGACCACCGCCGAAACCCTTGATGCTGGTCGGGTAAACGCCCTTCGAGTAATCAACGGAAGCGTTCAGGTGTACGGCGCTCGCTCAGTTTCACTTGACGAGAACAACTGGCGCTTCATCACCTACCGTGACACGATCAACTTCATTGTCGGCCAGGCCGAAGCAGCTCTTGAGCCGCTCGTGTTCCGCCCAATTGACGGTCGTGGCAACCTCTTTGGTGAGGTTGAGGCCATCCTTACCGGCGTTGTGGATCCGATTCGCACCTCCGGTGGCCTCTACGAGGGATTTGATCCCAACACCGGAGCGCCAATTGACCCAGGTTATTCAGTTGAGGTTTCCTCAGCGAACAACCCCGTTGGGAATCTCGCAAATGGTGTCGTGACTGCAACTGTAGGCGTTCGGGTTTCCCCCGTCGCCGAGCAGATCAACGTCACAATCACCAAGTCCTCCCTCACCGCTACTGTCTGATAAGGGGTAATAAAAGATGGCAAAGATTTCACAGCGGCAGGTCGTTGCGGCAGTTAAGCCCGCACAGACTCAAGCAACTGCATCAATTGTGCCACCGGATTTCACCGCAAGCGCACGTCGATACTTCGCCCAGGTTTCTGGTGGCGAAGTTCAGGCGTCGGTTGAAAAGGTGTATGACGGTGGGTCAACCTTCCCCGAAGCACTTCCTGCTCCGATTGAAGTTGGCGATGTTACCGTAACTCGTCATTATGACCCAGAAATTGATGAATCGCTGATTTCAACGGCTCGCACCATCGTGGGTAAAGCCCGCTATGACATTTCAATTTTCACTCTTGACGCAGATAACCAGATCCTTCGTGGACGCACCCGTGTCTACCCGAATGCTCTGCTCGTCAACATCACTGAACCCGAGGGTGATTCCTCGTCAGGTGGTCCTGCAACCTACTCGCTGACCTTCTCATGCGAACAGGTAACTCGCCCACCTTCATCTGCTGCTTGAACTAATGAAACCGGGGGTACTCCTTGATGGATGCCCCCGGTTCCACCTATGATCTATCTACCTAACCCCAACCTGATTGGATAGTAATAATATGGCTGACCCCGTGTACACCTTTGGTGCTGATGATGACATCACTCCAGAGGACATTGTTATTGGTGAAGTTGAAGAAACCAATGGCAGCGATGTAATTGGTTCTGTTTCCGAGCCAAATCTTCTAAATCAACTTCGCACCACACTCTCCAAGAAGGTAGAGCGTGCCGATGTTCTCATTGAAGTTCCGGAACGACCTGGAATGACAATCCGCTACTCCCCAAATGTGACCCAGCATCAGATCAAGGCATGGCGTCGTGCTTCTGGAGCAGACCGCAAAGAAGGCCTTGATGCTGTTCGTTTCTCGTGCCACGTTCTTGCGAACACATGCACGGGCTTCTTCCTGAACGGACACGAGGTCACCGAGAATGGCGAGCCAGTCACATTCGGTGACGAACTCATCATGTCAATGGTGGAGGCAATTCGAGTCTTTGATTGCGTTCGCGCTGTCTACGGTCTTGATCCCCACGTTGAGGGTGCGGCCCTTGCTGTGCTTGACGCCGCTGGCTTCAATGACGATGTTGAACAGGTGGACCCTACCAAGACGCAGTAGACGAATTAGTTGAAGATCCGTTAATTCAGACGGCAGCAAGGCTCGGGGAACTGTTCGGAACGGACCCTTTAGCGCTTCTTGACTGCGACATGACGACATGGATGATGCGTATTGCTTGTGCTAGAGTCATTGCAAATGATCGCGAAGAACAAGCAAAAAAAGCAAAGCAAGGAAGATAACGGGCTTTAGGGAGGTGAGTTTGCTTGGCAACCGCTGATGTAGTCATCAAAATTGATGTCCGTGACGGCGAGGCCAAACGCAAGCTCACCGCCCTAGAAGCCCGACTAAACCGACTAAATAAGGCTGGAAACAGCGCAAGTGGTTCTGTTGGCGATCTTGGTGATGAATTAGATCGAGCAACCGACTCAGCCGACAAGTTCAACACAGAACTTGATCGGAACGAACGCAGTAGCCGCAAGTCCAGTAGGGCAAATAGGGGAGCGTTAAAGGAACTGCGCTCCCTAGGTAACGCCTTTAGTCCACTCATCAAGTTCGCCAAGTACGCAGGCATTGAGTTCGGCGTTATGGCCGTGGCAATGGTTGGTCTTAAGGTTGCACTTATTGCTGGACAAGCAGTTGCCAAAGCATGGCAATTTACGCTTCAAGCGATGGGCGCTGCTGCTGGTGTTGCTATTGCCGGTTTAGCGGGTGTATTGGGCGCGATTAGGCAGTTAAACAATGCCAAAATAGCACCAATTGCCATTTCTGCTGGATCCGGTGCTGCCGGTTCTGGAGGTAAATCTTTTACCGGTGAAATGAGTGGCTTGCTTGGGTCGGGCCAACTTGGCATGTTTAAGCAGCAGACCCTGACTGGAATGGCAAAGTCTCAATACAACTCTGGCAATCGCGTAACTGCCGATTACCGAGCAATGGCTCAGACGCTAGGCAATTTCGCCATTACGGCGGATGATCCGGATAAGGCTCTTGCTGGCCTTACGGAAACATTTGTAAAAGCCCAAAAAGAGGGCAAGTTTACTGAGGACATGATTAAGAGCATTTCCGAGTCTTCTCCCCAACTCGGTAAAGCCCTAAAAGACACGGGCATGAATGCGGATCAGTTTTTTTCTGCATTTTCAAAAGGCGAAATTGAATCTCTAAAACCATTTCAAGGCGCTCTTGAAAATGTCAACAAAACGCTTGTTGGTCGATTCAAGTCAAGTTTACGAACTGCGCAAGAAAGTCTTACTGAATTAGGTACGACGCTCATTGATCAACTTTCCACTCCTATGGGTCAGGTTGATCGCAGTTTGAAAATCTTCTTAATGAAGGTCAGCCCAGCCATTGAGTCTGTACTTGGAAGCATTTTCCCAGATAGTTCCGGATCTGCAATTACAAAAGTTTTTGATTATTTAGCCAACTCCATTATTACAAATCTCCCAAAAATCATTGAATGGGGCGAATCGCTTAAAGGCGTCTTTAGTGGACTTGGTGGAACCTTTAGTTCAATTGGGGGTTGGCTGGAACAAGCAACTCAAGGGTTTAGCAATCTATATGAAAACATGCTTAAGCCGATTGGTATTGAAATCTGGAAGACCATTGAGCATGCGATCATGGCGTTTAGCGACACCATGGAAAGCACGGGCGGATACGGCGAAAAGTTTAAAGAAACCATTGCAAACATCGGTGACGGCCTGCGCGGATTTATTGATGGCCTTGCGGCAGTAAAAGAAGCAATGGCCCCACTCGTAAGCATGTTCATGACGATGATTGGCCTTGTTGCAAAATTGGCGGGCGCTCTCGGACCCCTTAAACCCCTCTTAGCGCTTCTCGCTATGGGAGCGTTGACTGGACGCGGGAAAATGATGGGGCCGAATGGGAAGCCCATGAAAATGGGTTTGGGCATGGGCATCTTGAATATGGCGACCCTTGGCGGAGTATCTAGAGCGCAAAGAGGCGCAGCACCGAAGTCGGAAGAGGAACTTTATCGACAGCAATTACGCGCTGAACGTCGCGCTAACTTTTCTAGACGAGTTGGAGAAGCTCGTGAGAATCTTTCTACCCATCCAAAAAACTCTGCTCGTTACGCTCGTACTTTAGCAGCCCTACAAATGACGCAGGCTCGCGAAACGGGTGAGCAGGTTGGTCCATATGTGGGTCGTGGAGCGCATGGGATTCGCTATACAGATGACCAGATAAAAAGAAAAGCCGATGGTGCTGCATTTAGGGCCGGAACGAAGGCTTTCGGTCAGGGCGTAGTTAGGGAAATGAAAAAAATGGGTCCCGGCGCTGTCACCGGTTTTGCAACTGCGGGCATGCTTGCTGGTGGCCTGATTCAAGGAACAGGATCAAAAACTAGTGGTTTGATGCAGGGACTCGGCGGAGCAATTGGCGGCGCTGGCATGGGGGCAACTATTGGTTCAATGATTGCTCCTGGGGTCGGAACGGCTGTTGGCGCTGGTCTAGGTGCTGTTGCTGGCGGCATTGGCGGAATTATGAGCGCTCGAAGTGCAGCGAGCGCAGAAAAGAAAGCGGCAAAGGAACGACTTAGAGAAGGTGCTTTTACTGGTGTCCCCGTAAATGATCCTTCCGCCCTTCGCGCTAGAGCGAGACAATTGCGCTCCCAAGGTCAGGCGTTTATACCAGGGCAGTTCAACGCTCGAACCACCGAAATGAACCAGCAAATGGATTACATGATTTACGGGAAGGGGGACGGAACGCAAAGTAAGTCCACCACCTCAGCCAGAGGCAAAGTAATTGAAGACATCCTTGATGCCGGTGGAGATAACACTTCAATTTCAACATCTGCCGACAGTCTTGGAAATCTAAACTTTGGCGGCACGAACCAAGGCGAAGGATTTTCGCGTGGATCTTTCAATGAGGAAGACAAGCTCAAGCGCGTTAATCAGTTGTTGGCCAATAGGGACCAATTGCTTGACTCGGAGGTTAAATTCTTAGATCAGTACAGTTCTCAACTTCAACTGTCAATCAATATTAAGAAATCCGGCCTAGAGGACGAAAAGGCTTATCGAGGTCAGTTGGAGGGTTTCGCTCAAGAAATGCAAACCATGGCTGACCAGCAAGATCAGAACTTTGGCTTGATTTCTAATGTTATGGGCGTTACTGGTGATGCCGCTAGTGAACTTGCCGGAGCAATGAAATGGGATCTGGGCAAGAGCTTGCTTACGGTTCAAGACCTAATTCAAGGCTTGGGCTACACCATGGTTGACCTCAGTGATGAAACTCAAGTGGCTGCAAGAAGCGCTGACTTGATGGCAAACCGAGCAAAAGCGGCTGGTCGAATTATGGAAGACATAATGAAACCAATTACCGAAAAACGCGAAGCGCGAGAACAAAATCAGAAACTAAATGCCGCTGGGCAGCAATTGTTTAACTACTCTGGCGCCGATAAAGGATTAATGGACCAGTACGCTGAAGATTTTACTGAAGCATCAATGGAAATGCAGCTCCAGAAATACATTAAGGGTGACTTCGGAACCGGTGCAGGCGCTTACGATAAGTTTGTTGCTGAAGTTAAGAAAACATACTACAACACACTTGGGGATGCTATTGAAGTTTCAAGCCCTGGAGTGGCTGCTGCATTCGGGACAGAGGCGCAGCGAGTTCTTGATGTACTCGGAAAAGGCGAAACCCAATTTGCTACCAAGATGCAGTACGACCCAGGCTTCGCCCTAAGCATCGGCTCTAAAGTTTCAGATGCTGCTGAAACATACAACGAGGCAAGAGGCAGAGGTGCGACTGCAGAAGACGCTCTTGCTCAAGCAACTGGTGGCCTAAAAGATGAAATTACAACACTTACTCAAGGAAAAATTAACGTCAACACAGAGGAAATGGGGAAAACCCTTCAGACTCTTATTCAAGGACAGTTGAATAGTACCGAGCAAGCCTTCCTTAACGCCCTAAACAAGGCAAAGGTTCAATTCCAAGGAAAGATTGACCTAAATCTTAAAAACGACAAAGGCACAATCTTAAGTACTTCCAGTTTCAATGTATCAACATCATCAACAGCGGTAACTGATAATCCTTTAACGCAACAGCAAATAGATTTGGCAAACCAAGGAATTACAGCGACGCCCATACCGCCAGACACTTCTACGAGCCGCCTTGCTCGAACGATGGGTAAGCACATGGCCTTCAATGGTCAAATTTCCGGTCGCCGTACTGTCACATCGTCACTTCGTAATACAAACCTCGGCTCTGGAATGTCGGACCACAAGTTCGGCAACGCATACGACCTAACGGGTGACAACCTTGGTCAGTACGCCTCTCTCGTAAATGGATCAGGCGGATTTGCTGAGTTCCATGGGGCCGCTGGCGGTCGTCACCTTCATGTTGTTCCACCTTCAGGGGACAGTTCAACTCCAGCAACTACTGGCGGCATGGGTGGAACAGTAACCAACAACTTCAATATTTCAGTACAGGGTGGACCAAACGCAAACGCAAACGAGGTTGCTCGTCAGGTTGTCACCATCATTGAGGACAAGCAGCGTTCAATGAGAGAGCGGGCATGATATGCCCACCGTAATCATTACTGGTGGCACCGCTGAGTGGGAGTCCGCATTTAGCGGAAACTTGCCAAGGTCCGAAAGGCCCGGAAAAGTTTCTATTCGCTGCACGGCCCCAATTCAATTTCCTGGGGGGACGCCTTTTGTTCCCTCAATGACTTTCCCCTACGCCCCAAACTCGTTGTCAGTTTCAGAAATTTCTGACAACTATGAGCAATTGAATCGACCGGGAAGAGAACCATTGTTGTTCCGCTCAGAACAACGACTCATGTCGGTTGAACTTTCACTCCTAATGACGGCAGACTCTGGAAAGGGAATTAATTCCGCAGAGTTCAACATTGCTTGGTTGCGACTCATTGCTCGATCGGATAAAGACATTGCAGTAATTGGTCTTGGGGATATCGTAACTGGACGACTTTTTCGGATTGTGGATCTTTCAGTAAAATCAGTACGCATGAACAACAAGCAGCAAATCACTATTGCTGAAGTTGGGGTTTCCTTGGTTGAAGTCCACTATGACGAACGCCAAAAAATCCCTGGACTGATTGTCATTAAAGATGTTCCACCACCCGAACAGCAAGGCGGCAGAACCTCTGCGGTTCCAAGCACTTCGGTAGGCGATCCATGGGCTGATCGTGTTTCAAGGAACTGGCCGGTAGGAACGGTGCCGCCGCCACCATGATTTCTGACATCGTAGTATTTAACAAAGTTAACGACCCCAACAGCATCTTCCCTTTTGTCTTTACTGATATTTCACCTCAGGTGACAAATATGTCAGTAAGTCTTTCCATGGATGCCGTGAGTCAGCTCAGCATCACTGTTAGTGATCCAGACCTGTACTACCTCAGATCAAATGTTTTCCAAATCAGGGGACTGATTGCTTGGCAAAACATGAACTTTGAAATTGCTGTAATTGAAGCGAGTCAAGCCGCAGGAAAAGAACAAGTAAAAATTCAGTGCCGTTCTGCTCCCTGCCAAGAACTCAAACGAGATAAAGGGCGCAACCTTTTTACTGGCGGCAATCCGACGTCTTATGTGGGTTTCAAAGCTCGAGAAAAAGGCATGAAGTTCTTTGGCGAGAACACGCCACCGAAAGAAAACATTTCCCAGACCTCATCGGGCGAGTCGGATGAATCGGTTTGGCAGGTGATGACCAGTTTGGCCGGTAGTAGCAACTATGTATTGTTTGAAACCGACAACAGGCTTTTCTTTACCTCTCAACAATTTCTTTTAGGGAAATTTGCCGTAACTGGCCGAGGTGCAAACCCAGGCTTTCTCTATACGCCGATCCGCTACTTCAGCGAGCAGGAAAACGCTGTCCGGTTTGATCCAATTCCTCAACCACTTGGCCGACCAGTTTTAAATTTTGGTGATGGTGCTGACGGCAGCAATATCCGTTGGTATGTCATCTATGTTCAGCGAGTACTACGCGAACGCGCAAATCAAAACCTTGGAGTGCCGGATGGCGTCTACGGAACTTCAACTGCAATTGCCGTTGCCAACCTGCAGGCTTTTTTGGGGATCCCAGTAAACCCTACGTTTATTGACTTTCAGACTTGGGCGTGGATTGACTTTCTTGCAAACCTTGAATACCGGAACGCTGGCTCCTACAGCATGAGAGCGTTGGAATGCCCAACCGCTCGGAAGTCTGATGACAATGAAAATGCAGCCGAAGTGAGTTTCCAACTTCCGTGGGACGAGGGTCGCCTTCTTCGGCCAGGTATGACCATTCGACTTGAGGACATGCCGAGCATCTTCCAGACCAACTACTTAGTCAGCGAAGTGTCATGGGAAGAGGGGACATTTGAAAGTGTTTCCGTGGCCGCTAGAACTCCGCAGGAGCCAAGCAAAGAAGAAACAAAGCAAGACCTGAACAGTAGAATAAGTTTCACTGGCGGCGGATTTACCAACACAGCGGCATAGTCGGATACTCATGCAACAGTACACAACTCCCTTCAAAGCGCATTCAGTTCCGTTTAAGGCAAACGGGGTCTTTTATGGTGTCGTAGTCGCGGTCAACGGCAAGCGACTAGACATCAAAGTTCCGCGCATGACCGGCGATGCCGTGTTCAAGAACATTGAGTACGCAGATTCTGCGGTCACCGATACGCCCTCCGCTGGGGAACTCCTCCTCGTTTCGTTCCTTGAGGGCAATAAGGATGACCTAGTAGTTCTTGGAAGGGTGAAGTCAAGTCTTGATCGTCCTGATGTTGACTTGACTGGTGCTGTAGCGGGGGACTTTCTTCAGTACGACGGAACAAAGTTCGTTGCTGCAGACATTGACTTGGGGAGCCTTACGGTCGGCAACTATGTAGCGACGATTGCTGGCACCGCTAGTGAAATTGATGTTTCAGGTTCTGGGGTAGAAGGTGCTGCTATAACTCTCAGTCTCCCCGCAACAATCAACGCCGACACAACCGGCTCTGCCGCAAGGTGGACCAATAGTCGAACGATCACACTTGGTGGAGACTTAAGCGGATCAGTGTCCATTGATGGGTCAGCGAACGCGACCCTTACCGCCACGGTTGCCGCAAACTCAGTTGCCTTAGGTACGGATACAACTGGCGACTATGTTTCCACAATCACGGCTGGTACCGGCATTTCAATTAGTTCAGGATCTGGAACTGGTGAAGGATCTACCCCGACCCTTGCTATTGGCCAAAGCGTGGCCACTTCAGCAACACCAAGTTTCAGCACTATCACTAGCACCGTTACTACTGGAACTGCGCCATTGACTGTTGCTTCAGAAACATTGGTTACGAACCTGAATGCCGATCGGTTGGATGGGGAGCATGGAAGTTGGTATTCACCTAGTGGACTTATTTCCCCCTATGCCGGTCTTACTGCTCCACCGGGCTGGTTGTTCTGTAATGGTCAGTCTGTAAGCAGAACTACTTACGCCACTCTTTTCTCAACCCTCATTGCAAGCGTTGGGACTTGCACTATTACGACGGCTTCACCTGCTGTAGTTAGCCTCACCGCTCATGGCTTAGTTGAGGGTGATGCTATTTACTTCACTACGACGGGGACTTTGCCTACGGGCTTGAGTGCTGACACCACTTATTATGTGAAATCAACTGGAAATGCAAATACTTTTCAGGTTTCATTGACTCGAACGTCATCGGCTACTGCTTTCACTGCTGGGACAGCAGTCAATGCGACGGTTGCCGGAAGTGGAACTCATACAGTAGTTAAGGCCCCATATGGTGTGCCTAGTTCTTTAAACTTTTATGTACCAGATTTCAGAGGTCGTACCCCTGTAGGCATTGACAACATTGGTGGGACTGATGCTGGTCTCCTATCTCTCACCAATGCCCTTGGCGGTGCGGGTGGTGTCCAGACTGTCACTCTTGACGACACGCAGATCCCGACGCACGTTCATGGGGCTACGGGTCTCACCATCGGAACTACCGGATCAACACACTCTCATGATGCCGGTAACTATGATGGCGGTGGCATCAATAACTATGTTGTAGATAATTCATCGGGTCCAATCGCTCAATATCAGGGTCTCGTTGCTGATGGACAGGCTGCAAATAATCGCATTAAGGCAACCGCTTCAGCCGACAGCGCTCACACTCACAATATAACCGGCACTACAGCAGGGTTGGCTGGGGCTGGTCAGCCGCATAACAATATGCAGCCATTCATGCTGGTCAACTACATCATTAAGACCTAGGGCCACAATGGCCAATTTTATGAAAAGATAGAAACCATGGATCTAATCGCCTTCCCATTTAAATTTAAGCCAGATGGCTCCGTAAGCAAGGTCACTCAGACCTCCGATGCCCACACGGCACAGCGTATTTACGGATTTGTAAAAACGACAAGTGGTGAACTCCCCTTGGCCCTTGGCTATGGTTTGACCGATCCGGTATTTGCAAATGTAGAACTTGGCGAGGTAACGGCTGGAATCAGCCTCTACCACCCCGACATAGTGGTTGACGCTTCGTCAACTAAGATTAGTCAAGACGGCAAATTGGCAGTTGCTATTTCCTTTATTGGAGAAGAAAGTATTTACCGAGGAACGGTATAATGACCAGCCCTGATGTAACTCCATATGTTGACTTAACTATTTTTGATGCTTCCAGTCAGCAGATCTTTTTGGATGCAATTGACTATGCCAAGGTGGCATTGCCTGAGTACGCACCCCAAGAGGGGTCAATTGAAACCGTTCTTTTGCAAGCCATGGCTCTTGAAACTCAAGAGGCTATTTACTCAATCAATCGACTACCTGGAGCGGTGGTAGAGGTTCTCCTGCGACTCCTTGACGTGGATCGCAATTCAGGTACATCAGCAACCGTAGTTGTGAAGTTTATTGGTTCAACCACTGCAAACTTCACAGTCCCCCTTGGAGCGCGACTTTACTATCAAGAATCACCTTCTGCTGACGTTCTTCTTCTTGAAACCACAGAACAGATCATTGGAACTCAAGCAAAAGTCATTTCTACTATTGACCAAGTTGGCACCACGATTACGGTTACCACCTCAACTCGACATGGTCTTTCAACTGGCAACTTAGTGACCATTTCCGGAACAGTTGACATGAACATTTCCAGTACCGCAATCACTATTGATCCAGACGATCCAACAGTGTTTACCCTGACTGCAGGGGCATCTGGAACTTACTCAGAAACAACCGGTACCGTCACTCCGGAATTAACCATTCCGGCAACTGGATTCGTGACAGCAAAGACTTCAGAAATCACCGAAGATTTCAATGGGCTTGCTGCAGGCACGGACCTCATCCTGCTTTCAATTCTCCCTGAAATTGCATCCGTAGAAACCGCCTCAATCCTTACTGGCGGCGCCAACGCCGAAACTGATACTGAATACTTCAGTCGAGCTGTGGCCACACTTTCACGCTTATCAACAGCCCTCGTAACAACAAGTCAAATGAATCAGTTTATTGTTGAGTCTGGTCGTTACCCAGATGCCTACAGGGCTTATGCGGTAGACAACACTGACGAAACTCGCGAGGGTTCTCAGATCAATAAAGTCATGATCGCTGTTGCTCCAGTGGACGCCTCAATAGACAACCTTCTTGATGGCATTGGCGACGGATCAATTGACTCAACAAGTGTTAACTACGGAGTTAAAGACATCATTTACGAGGGTATCGCTGAGCGCATTCATGCTTCTTTGGATCCCGTAGTTGTAAACCCAGTAATTGTTGAACTCGGCGTTGCTGCAACAGTCAAACTTCCTTCTGGAATTCTCGCCTCAAGCGTTCAAGATGCTTGTGACGAAACCTTAAGCACATACCTCTCCTCCAATACTTGGGATTGGTCTGATGTGGTTAGGTACAACGAAGTAATTACTCAACTCCGAAACACGACAGTTGCGGTAGGAACGAGTACGTCGGCGGCGGTTGATTACGTGTCAAGCATCACCATGACACCAACAGATGCCTACATCCCCGATGAGTCAACTCTTTATCGAGTTACGAATGTGCAAAGAAGCGCAGCGGCTGGCAACGATCTTTGCACTCTTACTATTAGTGGACCAGGGGCTGGTGGAGTTCACGGTCTTGACCTTGCTGCGGGAGAAAGCCTTTGGGTCAAGGTCGTGGGCGTCACCAACAACTCCGGAGCATTTAACACCACCACAATTGTTCCTGCTTTAACTCCCAGCAATACAACAATTACATATACGCAGGGAGAAGGAGTGATTGCATCTACTGGTGCAACTGGAACTGGCTGCATTCTTCCAATGAAACGCGATGCAAACGGAAACTTTACAATCTACGATCCCGCACCACTAATTACTAGTGGAACTCACAGCATCACAACGGTATAGCGATGCATGTAGAGAACCTTGTAGACCTGAACACAAGTGGACTTCAGTCGCCAGCCTACGGAGGTATTGGCTATTGGATTGCAACCGATGCCGATTTGGCTCGGACTACCAAGCGCGCTCATTCGGGCATCGCGAGTATTCAGATCACAGCAACGGCTGACCCTGCCTATATCTATTCGGGTGACTCAGCAACAATTGCTGAACTAATTGAAGTTGACCGAACTGCTCCGTACCGACTATTCCTTTGGTTTAATCATGAAACCATTGGGCGCAGTATCCGAGTTGGAATTCA